TTGAAGGTAAGGGACTGGTAACATCTCTCACTGAAGACATCTGTGTTTCGGCAACTCGTTTTTATCTTAAAGGACGGCAGGAAGGTTTCTCTACGTCCAGAACTTATGATGGGAAAGTTGGAGGTATGTTGTAGATGATTATTAAACGATTTATTGACTGGTTCTTTGCCCCATCAACGAAACACGAGTTTGAAGACTATCTTTTAATTGATGATCTTTACAATCGAGTTTCTGAACTTGAACAGAAGGTCAGAGTATTGGAAGAGGAAAACGTCGGCACCACCAATGAACTTTATCGAATGGAGAATTCTCTCGATGCTCGCATAGATATTATTGCAGAGCATTGTAAAATCAATACCAATGTATGAACTGGACGACTTTGAGAAAGCACTCGCTCACTTCGGCACGAGAGTGGACATCATTATTGCTCTTGAAATGGGCGGTAAAATTGATGGGGGAACAGCATATAAAGAAATTAAAGAAGAACTTAAAGAACTCAAAAAAGCCAAAAAGCATTACGGAAAGGACTTGTAGTAAGTGTGGTGAGACCAAACCACTTGACAGCGACCACTATCAGGTGGTAAAATACTTTCATAGTGGTTTCTCATACTACTGTAACGAGTGTAACAAACCAAAACCCAGAGAAGATTGATTATGGACTACAAGAAGTATTCTCTTGAAAATCTTGAGAACTGGTTACATGATGTTCTTTCATGTGGAGAGGCATCACCACACGAGATCTATTCTGTGATTCGCAAAGTTGTGAAAGATGAGTATGATTATCACAAAGAAAAATCACAGCAATGTTTTGGATTGTTGGAACTAATGAGTGGTCATCGTCCAGTAGATTTTGAAGTTGATTGGACTCTTGATGAGGTTCTAAAGGAAAGAGAGTATTATGAACCCACTCAAGCACCTCTAAAATGGACTCTGCTTGTCGAACAAGTTCACGATGACTACTATGTTTCTTTCCCCGATGATTTGCTAAAAGCAGCAAAACTGAAAGAGGGTGATGAAGTAAACTGGGTAGATAATGGTGATGGTTCTTTCTCCATTCGTAAAGTGAATAAATTTGTTCGTGGAGAGTGCTATGATGACTTTGAAAATCCTTGCGATATGGTAAAATCACAAGATGAGCAAGAAGAACTTGATGTTGAGTATGAAGCAATCAGAGCTGTCGGTGGTTATGATTGGACGCCTAAAAAATAATGTATACACTTGAAATGCTAAAGTTCCTGGCACCATTTGCTGGGGCTCTGTGTATGGAGAACTTTGCTTATCGTCAGGGAGAACTCTGCAACATTAGGGATTATCCCGCAAATGTGGTAAAATATGATAAACAAGACCCCAAAGATGCCTGCTACAAGGATGGCATCTTTTATCCCCGTTGTAAAGACTTGGATAATCCAGAGGTTCTTCATTATCACAATCTACTTTATGGGCAAAAATGACTAACTATGATATACTTGTTGATGCTATCTCAAACGAAATGTATCTTCTAAATGTTTCTCACGAAAGTTGGAATGAGAAAGCAGCAAAGAAAACATCCAGAAGAATTCTTGAAATTGTAGAAGAATTCCAACAAATCAGATCAAAGATTACTTAAAATGAATACTGATAGACTTATTCACCCTAAATATAAAACTCTTAGTTGGTTAAGAATTATTGGTAATGTATTTTTTATTTTTGGATATGCCGTAATTCTATTCAATAGTGTTCAATTTGGAATTTATTTTCGGTTGTTTGGTAATCTTTTATCATTCCCATATTTCTATAAAGTAAAAATGTGGGACATGATGACAATTCGTAGTTTCTTTGCCATCATAGAAGCAACAAAACTTACTCAAATTTTCTTTTTTTAATTATGGCACTCTCAAAACAAACACTAGACCATCTCCTTGAGGCAGAAAGTCACATTCGTGCTGCGATTAAGTCTGCTGCCACCAATGAAAAACCTATGGTCGTTCAACAACTCTCTAAAATCCTGATGGATTTAGAACACTGCAAGAAGTTTGAGGAGATTATGGATATGCTTGACAACCAAAAACCTGGCAGCCGTGGCAATTTTGGTTCGTTTTTTGAGGAAGATTAAGAGATATAACAAGATCCCAAAGAAAACATTAAGTTTATAGATAATGTATGTGGATATGCTAACATATCTGAGTATTCAGGAGCAAACGATGACATTTTCGTCAAGAAAAGCAACAACTCTCACGGATGACGAATGGAATGAGATGACTGCTCTTAAGGATGCAATCAATACCAATCCAGCAACGGTACACCCAGAGAAAATGGCACAATTTACAGAGTATTTGGTGCGAAGTTTAAAAGAAAAGGGTGGTTAATGGGGGCCTTTAAATTGAATTTGTAGTGTAATGACTAAAACAGTGACTAAAAAAGAGTTTATTTACGTTCAACCTAAATCATCAAAGGCAAAGAACCGATTTGCTAATATGATGGATAAACTTCATAGTTGTGAAGTAGAGCAGAAAAAAGATGGAAAACTCTTTCTTGCTTCTATCAATCAAAAATACTTCTTTTGGATCCCAGAAGAAGGTGATGACCACTGGGAAATTATAAAATGAAATCACTACTACTTGCCGCGGCACTGCTGACTACACCAGTGTTTGCAGAAACAACTACAACGACACTCACACCAACAAAACCAAAGGTGTATCGTACATTCACCTATGAAACTCCGTGTGCATTGGATGTAAGTCTGCAGACGCAGTTTGATACCTGTAAAGTGGTAGAAACTCGTGAGACTGGTGGATCACTCCGCACTCGCAACATCTATTCCAATCGCTTTGGACTCACAATCAAGTCCTGGTTTGATAAGGAGAAAGGTTTTATGACTTGGGATAGTCATAACAAGTTTGCCTACAAGTGGCAGTATAGAGTTTCGGGTGTGGCAGATCAGGGTTCCTGGTCTATGGTGATGCCTGGTTTCTTACTTCAAAACGTATCTTGGGATTGATATGAGTTACGAACCACAAGTAAATGATTATGTAAAGTGGTCGAAAGGAATTGAAGGTTGGGTGTATTTTAAAGACAAAGAATACATCACGATTGAGGTATTTGTAAGACCAAAAAATTGTGAAAACTATGAAGCCTGTTGTCTACACAGAAATGAAAGATTACTTGTTGTTTGTTATCCAAATCAGTGGAAAGAGTTAGAGTATGTCAGGACAAGAGAAACGGTGTACGAAAAAGAGAATAACCTTGTGGAGAATGTGGTGTAAAGCACTAGGAGAAAAGGCAGGTAAAAATGACAGAGAAGCAGACAACATTGCTTATATACGGACTTTTATATTTTTCACTTATCTCATTACTAATTTTTTTATTATTGCGGGGGTCGTAAGACACTGGAATGACATACCAAGTAACATACCTAAAACCGAAAAAGAATTGACAAAAAACAAAAACTAAACTAAATTAAAGAGGTAATTTATTCAAACAAATGGCACAAAAGTTTTTTTATATCGTTCAACACTATGTTCCCTTTCCTGCCAGTGAATATGGTGGACTATGGAATGTAATTGCAGAAGACGATAATGAGTGTTTTGACCTCATTTCTTCTGAAGATAGTGGTAACTTCTACGAGAAGTATTACAGTAATCTTAAAGAAAACATTTTGAACGCAAGGACTTATGCTCTCGCAGAAAATCTTAGTTCTGAAGTAATTGAGGAATTTACAACTTGAATGGGGGCCTTCAAACTGTTTCTTTAGTGTAACTCAATCAACTATGTACGACGAACTCTGGTCCGAAATTGCTGATGCTCCTGGTGAGATCTTTGACCTCCCTGAGCTTAAGGAGTTTGATGATCAATACGATGATAAATCGTTTGATACTCTGCTCAACACTGACTACGATTTTTGATTAAACAATGGGGGCCTTCAAAGTGCCCCTCTAATGTAACTACAAAACACCTATGGCAACCCGTTCCCGTATTGGTATTCAACTCGCAGACGATTCTGTGCTCTCAGTGTATTGCCACTGGGATGGTTATCCTGACTTCGTTGGTGTCAAACTTCAACAACATTTCAACACTCGTGAGAAGGTTGCTGAGTTGATTGATGGTGGTGACATCAGCTGTCTGTGGACAAATGTTGATTGGCAGAATAACACTCTGCCTACCACTGGTCCTCTCTACTATTCTGCTCGTGGTGAGACTCGTCTTCCTCGTCATGACAACAGCATGAGTGAATATCTCACTCAAGACGCAGAAGAGTATGCATATCTCTATACCACTGATGGAGAGTGGTTGTGCTACGATACTTGTCAGTGGCACGATGTAACTTATCTTGAAAGTGTCGAAATCCCCTCTCAAGTTCCTGCTCTTTCCTGAAACAAATGAAATCTGCTCTAGTTCTGTCTGAAATCCGTGAACTCCGTGATGAATGGAGGAAGCAAGATTTTATTCTCACTTCTCAACAACAAAAACGATATGATGAACTCCTGGTTCTTCGCCGAGCACGAGTGAATGAACTGCAATGTAAGAAAAATTAATATGTGACAGTTGAAATAGTGTCATAGGGGGGTTGCAAATCCCCCTCTTTTTGTGCTTTTATGGATGTATGGAAGAATTTCTACTTCCATAAATAACTAAAAACAACACAGATGAAAACCTTTCACCAATTTGTTTCCGAAGCATACGATGCAGATTTAATGCGTTCGGCATCAGTTAAAACTACTGATGCAGATGGTCGTATAGGTCAAAATCGCAAAAAAACTACTCCTGAAATGCGTAGAATGAAGCAGGCAAAAGCAGGTGAAACAAGGCAACCATCTTCATACAAACCACGCAAAGACATTGGAAGTCAACCAGGTTCGCGGTCTCAACAACCAACACAAGATCGTGGAAGTGCAAGAGGAGCACAATTAGCAGCAGCAAAAGCAGAAAGAAAGAAAGCAGCACTTGCTAGAATTGCTGCTAAAAAAAGTGTGGCAACAGCAAAATCAACATCAAAAGAATTGAAAAAAGCAGGAACACAGCTACTCTCAAAAAAGAAAGAAGTAGTAGATAAAAGACCTGCCGATCAACCTAAGAGAGATGTGGTTGGTATCAGTAGAGCAGAAAGGTCTAGAATTACTAAGAAAGGTGAAAGAAGGTTGAGAGATTTGGTTCTTAAATCAACTGGTAAGAAGAAAGAGTCCGAACTCAAGCACAAATATGTAACTTGGTAATGTGAATATGGGGGCCTTGAAAGTGTCCCTACTTTGTGATACGATGCTTTTTCTGTGTAATCTATGAAACCTAAAACTGCTCTTGGTGTTGTGCTTGGTGCTGTTGTTTTTGCTGTAGCAGGACTTTTTCTTAAAGCGTGGATTCTTGGGATTATTCTATCTTGGTTTAGTGTCTCATTGACAATTTGGCAAAATCTTCTTATTATTATTCTTGCTGATTTGATTACTGGTAAAATTAAAGTTTCTTCAAAATGAACCGCAAGTATATCATTACCTTTGCTCTTGGCTTCATTGCTATGATTGGGTGGAACGTGTTTCTAATTCAACGAGACGATGCAATGTATAAAGCATACTATCGGCAACAAGCAATAGAGAACCTGAAGCGTCCTCCGAGTATTGAAATCCGATGAGTATTGGACTTGGTATAGCAATCTACACTGCAATGGTTGCTGTTGTATCATCCCTAATGGTTTATTATTTTGGGGTGATGTATCCACGAGAGGAACAAGAACTTAGGTCCAAGAAATAGTTTCATGGGGGCCTTGAAATTGTCACTATAGTATGAAGAACACTCATCTAGAGCATCCCGAAGACATCATCCTGGGTGGTAAAGATGCTGCTCGGAATGTCATCGACTTTCTGCGGGAGAGGAACAACAATCTCTCCGTCAAGTATGATGGTGCTCCTGCTATTGTATTCGGCACATGTCCTGAGACTGGTAAGAAGTTTGTGGGTACAAAAAGTGTATTCAACAAAGTCAAAGTGAAGGTTAATTATACTCATGCTGACATCGAGAAGAATCACAGCAACAACGAAAAAGTTGCTGCAATCTTACATACCTGTCTTGAGACATTGCCGTGGGTGGAAGGGATTCATCAGTGTGATTTTATTGGTTATGGTGGTAAAAGCACTTTTACGCCCAATACTATCACTTATGACTTTGTTTCCGAAGATGTTCTTCGTGCTTCTATTGTTGTTGTGCATCATACATCTTATTCTGGCAAATCGTTCAGGGAACTTGAAGCAAACTTTGTTGACTCTTCCATGGGTAATCTACTTAATACCAATTCTTCTGTTCATTTTGTAAATCCAGATGCACAATTTACCTCCCGTCGTCGTCGGATTGATTACATTCTTGGTCTTGCAAGTGTGGTATGCAATTTTGTTAGATACCCTACGGAAAAGGAAGTAGCGAACCTCAAGATTGCAGTCAACAAGTGTATTCGTGAGGGTCGCAAAGTTGATTGTCTGAGTGGCAATCTGCTGTTGCTGTTCAATCTCATCAGTCAAGTCAAAATGCTGCTGATGGAAGGAATTGTTGTGACTGGTGAACAAGTTGATGCCCGAATTGACTATGGAAATGATTATGTTTCTGGTCACGAAGGTTATGTGATGACCAACAAGTTTGGCACTTACAAACTTGTCAACCGAGAAGTATTCAGTTATAATAACTTCAATCTGCCTAAGAATTGGTAACAATGGGGGCCTTTAAAGTGCCCCCTTATTAGATTATGACGCAAATGCAAATTCAACTTCGTCCTCATCAAACTCGTGCTGTTGCTGCTATGCAGAAGCACACCAAAGGTCAGGTGATTGTTCCTACTG